CCGCGAACCACGATATGTGGCTTGCCGTCGATGGTTTCAGTGGTGATGTTTGAAGCGGAGTTGACGACGGTCAGCACGTTAACGCGGTTGCGTTTCATGCTGGGTCCTCATTGGTGGATTTCAGGCAATAAAAAAGGCCGCCGGAGCGACCTTTATTAAATGTGAATATTATTTATTTTCTACGGCTTTTTGGATTGCTGACGCAAGACTTTCTATTTGTCCCGAGACAGCCTCAAGATGCTCGCCTGTGCGGCAATATACAGAGGCTGTTGGCGCAACTACGGATGCCTTTGCAATTTCCAAAGCTGCCCTGACCGCTATTAAGCGGTTCATCTTGGTCGTTGCCTCATCATTGTCATAAATATTATAACCTTCGAGCATTTTCCCTTCCTCATCGTTTGGCAAAAGTCGAGATTATCAACACCCGCTCACTAAATCATTGATCAAGTCGCAAATATTCTACAAAGATTTTGACCAATTTTTGCGCTCTGTAGCCAACTTATCAGATAGCCCTTCGTTGAATATGCTGCCGTCATCGTTAAGCAGCACCGGAATCTGGCTGCAATAACAGTTGTAACGGTTGCCGTTTTCAGCGTAGAAGTCCCGCACCTCTTCGGTGGTGTAGACCTTGCCGTGTCGGCTAGCGTGCCAGGTGCGTGTCGTAGGCTTGAGCGCTGATAGCCACATCAGGCCGGTATTCAGACCAAGCCGGTCAGCGGCCCAGTCCGTTTCATTCCATTGTGCCTGCCGCAGCGCGCCGACCTGCTCAGTCTGAGCGATGTTCTTCGCCTTCGACATCGACACATCGAGGCGCTTGCTGATGACGCTGGCCGTCTCGCGAGGATTCACCCCGCGCGCTACCGCATCGGTGATGATGTTGGTCAAATCGCCACGGGCGGTGTCGCTGATGACCTTCCAGTCACTGAACGTTGTCAGCCTGGCCGCCGCCACCTGATTAAGGTATCCCGGGGTGCTTAAAAGCTGCTGTAGCGTAGTCTGACTGGCATACACCTGCGACTGGACCGAAAGGTTGGTGAAGGCGTTTAGCGTGCCGCGGTCATATTCCGCAATGACGTAGTCCATCGCCCATAGGTTCTGGCTGCCGCCTTCAAGAAGCTCATCATCCAGAATCGACTGCACCACCTGGAGCAGATCGGCCAATTCAGCAGCTGTCATGTCATAGACGAACTTACCGGCATTGACCTGATACAGCGAAGGTTCTGCGCCCTCGTTGTTGCACATCATCCAGGACTGCTGTGCGTTCGCCTCACGCCGCTGTCCGGTCAGCCGCAGCTCAAACAGAGCCTTAAGCCTGCGCTTGATGTTTAGATACCGATCTTCGATATCGTTGAACATCCGACTGACCTGCCGCGATGATTGCGTCGGGTCAGCTTTATTGCGCGGTACGATTGGCGTCCCGATTCTGGTTTGCGCTGTCATCATCATCTGTCAGCGGATCCTTATCGGTTTGCTTTTTATCAGGGTTAGGTGGCTGAACGGCCTTGCGAGGCTCCAGTTCACCAACTGCGCGAATTTCGTTTTCATCCACCGCCGGTGTGCCGTATGCCTGCTGGGTATCCTTCGCCACGACAGCCATTGCCTGCATGTTGGCTATCTTCTCTTTTTCGCTCGGTGCGAGCAGATCAGACCATGCCAACGTGACCTCTCCGGATGATGGCGGTTCAATAACACCAACGGTCCAGAAGCGCTCAAGCACGCTCTCAATCACCGTTGACTGGAATCCCCAGCGGCGGCCGTTGCAGCGCTTCGCCCAGTCTGTTTTGTCCTCATCGGATGCAAGGCGTCCCGTCTGTTGACCAAACAGTATGGTGAACGGGCACTGAATCGAGGATGCAAACTCGTTGGCGGCCACCGTCCATGTAGGGGATGGATCGGCGGCTGCTACGGAAAGCACCGACGGCGTGCCGGCCTGCATTACCAGGGCAGCATCTGTGCCACGGTTCATCTTGGCAACTTTGTCGTTGAGCGCTTCGCCCAGGTCTTTGTAGCCAGATTCTGTGGCTTGCTTTGACAGGTTCGCAATGTTGGTTTCTTTGTCGAACGCAATCCCGAGCTGGCGACTGGCATTCTTCAGGAACCCTTCAGCACTACCACCCGATACCTTTTCGAGGTCGAGCAGTTTGTTGTAGCCCGCACGCAGGAAAGGCACGCCAGAGAGCATGCTCTCGTCTTCAGAGCCTTCGCAGAGAATGATGATTCGCTCGGGGTGTACGGTAACGCCGCGCACCGGGCCATACGTGCCATCATCACCAACTGGCTGCTCGTTGAAGTTGTACGAAACTGGCTGGCCGTACGTTTCTGAAAGCGTGTCGGTATCGAAGTTGCCTGGCTTGACCTGCGATTCCCACGCGGGGATCAGCTTAACAATGGCCTTGTCTTTCAGCCTTGTCACCACCGACCTGTCTACCGGTTCACTCCATTCCCTGCCGTCGCGGAACTGAATGAGCAATGCCGAGTACCGACCGACAAGGTTACGGCGATCCGCATCCTTAATTTTCGGCCAATGCTTCTTCAGCAGCTTAGTGGCTGACTTCTCCCAGTCCGTTGTCTCGGTCGACTCCTTGCCGCCGTCGCCGTCGATGATCGTCGGGTTATCAACCCAGCACGAATCAAGAAGCTTATGGACTGCGGCAAACGCCACCGCGTTGCGCTCGTAGGCCCGGTAGTAGCGGTCGAACTCGAGGCTGTTGGGGTAGCCGAACTCATCCCACAACTTCGTGCGTTTGGTGTTTCCCGGCTGGCCTGCGTACAGCATGCGCTGCCGCCCGATAGCATCAGCAAGGGCATTAACGAGGAATGAAACCTCGCCTTGTTGTTCACTCACTGATGAGCTCCTTAGAAGAATACTGCGCCGACCTGCTTGTGGTTGTTCTTCGCTACCGCAAAGTAACGGAAGCCGTCAGCACCGTGTGATGTGAAGTCATGAAGCGGTTTGTCTTTCCAGCAACCGCGCTTGTCGTCCCACTCCTTGCGGTAGCCTTCGAGGTGAGATATGCCCTCGGCACATTTCTCCTCATCGAAGACGCAGGATGGGAGAATTTCACGCACCGACTCAATGCCGGTATCGACACCCGTTTTCGGAACAACATTGAACGTCATCGAGTACACCTGGCCGTCAATTTCATAGCCTTCCTGAGCAAGTTCTTTGCGCGATTTAGCATCAGCGCCGAACTCGCGGTTTTCGATGTCGTGCGGGCCCCAGTGCTCGCCATACTCATAGCCGCGGTCTTTCAGTACCTTCATGTAGTGCCTCAACCCCTCGCCGGAGTTTTCGTAGTAGTCGATGATGTGGAACTCATTGCCTACCTCGCGAACGAACCAGATGGCCGTGGAGTCGCCCACGCCGATATCCCAGAACGTATGAACTGGCAGATGTGAGTTATCCGGGATTTGCCCGATCCGCTTGTTGGTATAGAGCCAGCGGAACTGTTTGGCGTAATACGCGCCCTCGACCGACTGCTGGAACGCCTCGGCCGGAATGGTCGGGTATTCGCGCTTCATGTCATCGCCGAGCGTTTTCTCTTTGGCGTAGTACCAGGCTTTCTGGCGGTCGTTAACGACTACGCCGTGCTTCGCCTCCATCTCAGCGAAGTAATCAACCAGGCGTTGCGGTAGCGGCTCTACCGGGTCGATGGCGTACTGAGGATTCTTCCACCAGGAGAAGAAAAAGAACTTCCAGTCCAGGGCGGATAATGGCTTGCACTGCAGTAACGCTTTCTCTGCCGTCTGGCAGTAATCGAAGAAGTAACCCGCCCGGCCCTCTGCTGTGCTCTCGATAGTAGCGAAGCATCCGGTAGATACCGCCTCAAACGCACCAGTGACGATCTCACGGGCTTTGTCCGGATACTTGGCGCATATCTTTCCGAACTCGGAGACGTGCAGGTATCGCAGCGTTCCGCCACGAAATGACGTGCTTACGTAGAGCGATCCGCCCTTCTTGAACACGAGCTCACCGGAAGAGTCATTGCTCGCCGGGTTGGCCGCCTTTATCTCTGCGGGCAGCTTGTCGTATGCGTACTTCACCTTTTCTCGGAACAGGCGCTTTGCGTCATTCAGCGTGTGGGCAATAAGAGCGCACTTCGCCGACTCGAACAGAGCCGCGTCGAGCTGGATGATGCACACCTCGGTTGTGAACCCGAGCTGGCGAGCTTTCAGAATGATGTTGCGGGTGTGGATCCCCTCGAAGTATTCCCGCTGCTCAGGTGTCATCCTGAAGCGTGTGGGCTTACCCTCTTTGTCGGTGATCCAGTAAAGATTGTTAAGCCGCCAGTCTTTATTGGAAAGCAGCTTGATGTGCTCAGGTTTCATTACGCCCCCTGAGACAGTAAATCCATCAGGTCAGAAAGTTGCTTAACAGAGTTGTCGCCTTCAGGCCCATCTATGTCGTAGGCCTGTCGCTCAAGCCCGATCAGATTCTTCAGCGCGTCGCTCAGTGCCTTAACCGACTTAACGCGCTCCGGCATGCTGATGACCTTGTGGTAAATCTCATTGAGTTTGTCTTGGCCTTTGTCGTCGGGGTCGAACATCAGCTCTCCGAGCTTCTCCAGTGCGGACACGTCTGCGCACTCTGCACCCAACTCATCAAACAGGGCATTAGTTATCTGCCGGGCACGCTTAATGTCACCGCGATGTTCCATACGGACATTGGCGATTACCTCAGCCGTCGCTTCGATGAGTACGCGTTCATTAAAAGTGACTTCACTGCGTACCTGTTTGCGTACCTCAGCTTTGCGTACCAGATCGTCGGCTCGTTCTTTCACCTTCGCATTCAGGTCACGCGACCAGTCATCACGCTTGGCACGCTTACGGATAGCGCCTTCGCTGATACCGTGCTGTGATGCTATTTCTCGGAGGGACATCACTCCGGCCCGGTACGCCGTCTCGATGGCCTCCCAGTCCGGTTTGCTCATTCGTTACTCCGTTATTTGTTCTTCTGGCTGTTCGGTTTGCTCTGCCGGTACTGGCGTGAACTGCACGCGCTTCACATCGGCCGGAGCGAAATACAACCACTCGCCCGTCTCCGTCGCCAGTGGCACAAAGCCGTTAACCAGTTCAGGCTGACGTCGTGACATCTTGCCCGTGTACTCGCCGCCGTCGTTCGTAGTCAATTTGATGATGTAGATGTCGGACATTGAGAGCCTCTTTATCCGTTTGTTGGGGTATTGCCATTACGATGTGCCTACCCAAGGTGATGGCAATAAAAAACCCGACCGAAGCCAGGCTCTTTATTGATTATGTTATGCTTCATAGCAACTTTTAAGGAGGCAGGCTATGCACATAAATACCAAGTACAGACTTGGAGCTCTGCTCTACCTCATGGCGGCATATGCTATCGCCATGCCACTGATGGCTCTGATTTTAGATGTGGTGATTGGCGGTAGCCTTATTGAGATATGGAAAGGTTTATATTCCTTCTCTGACTTACTTAACCACCGCGAGGATCTTTATCTCATGATGGCGGGGCTAGGTGCTGCCATAGGATTTGTCTACTGGCTCTTTTTTTACAGAAAATACCAGCATTACGACCCTATGGATAAATACTTTAAGTAGTTACTGGCATTGCCTGATGATGTATTCCTGCAAATAACCCACCTGCTTCGTCACTGTTTCGATTCGCTCTCTGAGGGTGAAATAATCCCGTTCAGCGGAGTCAGCAAGTCGGGGACTGGAAGCATCGCCCAGGCCGCCGGTGCTGGTCGCTCCGTTCGCGGGACAGTTTGCGTTGAGGTGCAGCCGCTTACGGCCAGCAATGACATCGCTATGCAGGCGCTCAATGGTTTCTTTCGCATCAGCCAGTTCTCCGGTGTATTTGGCATCCAGCGCAGCCACATCTCGCTGTCGGGTCTGCATGTCTTTGATGGTGAAGTTTGCCAGGCTGAGCTTCTCAGTGGCTTTATCGCGCTGGTCTTTGTAGGCGATGGCGTTGTCGCGGTAATGGTTCACAAAGAACGCCAGCACGCCGATTAATGCCAACACCATCAGCTGCAACCAGTAACGCTTAACCAGAGCGCCAATCATGACAGGAACAGAGCCCGCTCTGCCTCCCGGCGACGTGTGAGTCCATTCAGGACTTTGCCGCCAGCTTTATTCCAGCGCAGGAACTCGTCGGCAGCGCCCGCGTAATCACCGATGTTGAGTTTGCGCAGCAGTGTAGATGTCGACAGGGAACGTGCGCCGAGGTTGTACGTGAACGACACCAGAGCATCGAATTGCCCCTGTGTAAGACCGACTTTAACCAGGCGGGACACGTCACTTTCGTAGCTGACCAGCCCTGTTTTCAGCAAACGCTCTGCCGTTTCCTGCTTAATCGTCATTCCGGCGCGGATCGGCTTCCCGTCGACAGGCTGAGTCCATCCGTATCCGATCGTCCACACGCCGACGCTGTCCTGGTACGCGGTGAGCTTGCAGCCTTCGAACTGCTTGATCAGGGCAACGCCTTTATCACTGGTTTGCATTCTTCATCCCCGTAAGGCGCTCCCAGAAGTACGTAAGAGCAACGGAGCCCATCGCCCCGCTGATACCAGACGTAACCAGAATCATGTAAAGGCTAAGCCCGCTTTCAACGCTGATCAGGCCACCAATGAGACCGGTAAATCCGGACACTGCGATCTGCGCCAGTGCGTTGATCCAGCTCCAGGTGGCCTTGTTCTGCTTAACGTCAATAAGGTATCGGACAAGGCCGCCCCAGCATGACAGAGCAAGGACAATCAGCCATGACACTCCGGCAATGCTTTCTTTATCTTGCATACGTTTAGCCATATCACCTCCGAAAGAACGGGGTGCTGTTTGTGTAGTGGGAATGGCCGTCAGACACGATAGCTACGGGGCATCTGGAATTGATTGTCTGCGGCCTGAATAAAAAACCTGGCGACAAGCCAGGAAGATGAGGGTAAGGCAATGTCGGCTCTCTGGCCGAAGGGTCCCAGGTAGTGGGTTCTGTGTGTGGCGATCGGACTCGAACCGATACTCAGGTTCAGCATTAGCATCATGCCTGCCCTGCTGGCTATGCCAGTTGATGCGTTACTCTACCCATTCAACCCGCAAGCGGGAATTAAGTTACACCACAACGGACAGAGCACTGAGCATTTCGTTGACGCTCCATGCTGCTGCGTGGGTTGGGTTATGAGCCCTTCACGCCAATGCTCTTTCCTGTTGTGCAGATACAAAAAAGGCCGCCTGAGCGACCTGTTTGTTGGTTTTCACCTTCACCGCATCATGAGCCCACGTATAAAGCCTTTGAAGCCTTCAGCGTGTCGCCTGTAATGCGATGTGCACTCATCAATGACATCATGAGCTGACACAAAACGAAGTGACTTGCTACCAACCTCTTTGTGCACTTTGTTTATGACGTTAAATATTCGAACACTAAAAGCATCATCCACCTTTCTGATTTCGTAACGATAGGTGATGTTGTTAGTGCCGCCAACGTAAAGCTGGAAGTTCTTCATGATGAGGCCTCTCTGTTTTAACTGGAGGCCACATTTTACATAAGTTAAAAATGATTTTTAACTTTTAAAGACTACTTGGTTTACATAAAGCACAAAAAACAAAGCCCCGCACGATGGCGAGGCTCTTAATTCTTTGTCGACAATCAAAGCTATGGCGACGATATCAGATTTACATGAAATATATGCGTTTCAGTTCGGTTTTGCAAGAGTTGCGTGCGAATTTGTCGCCTTTTGTTGTGAACGTGATCGCGTTACGGATATAAGCGCACCGCTATCGAGCCGCTTAAAGCTGTTACGCATAGCCAACCAGTGAGGCAGATAGGTTTCTGTCCAGGTGGATTTAGCCACACCCAGCAATTCTGCCAGCGCCTGGTATTCGTACGCCTCACGGCCAGCCAACTCAGCCTTAACGTCCTGCGCCGCCAGCCAAATTAGCTTCTTCAGCCGCTCCAGTGTCTTTCCGGCAACCTTCTTAGTTCCGAGCTGCTCCCGAAACTCGGCCCACGCCCACTGGGTTATCGCCACCTGGTACTCGAACCGGATGTTCTCGCTGTAGTTCCAAAGCAGCCACGCTTTCTGATGGTCTTCCAGAGACAGCACGGCGCGGCGCCAGGATGCGGTCACGAACTCCACCGGCCCAACCAGCGCGATGGATGAGCCTTTGGCGCGGGACTGGCTGCCACTCATCGCCGGGCCGTCGGGGTTAACCTTCCGGCCGGTGACCGGGTCGGTTATTTTCTTCCGCCCCCGGCTGCGCGCCGTCACAGTGAATTGTGCGTTTTCGGCGAAGGCTACCAGCTGCCCTTTCGTCGCCCCGCTCAGATCTGCGGTCGCCACAATGAGCTGCTGACGTACGTATTCCAGTTGCTGACTGTTCATGCGGCTTCCTTATGTGGCTGGTTGGTTTTAGTCTGGCTGTGCTTTGCTACTGGTGGCATGCAGGCGCGCTTAACGCTTTCTGCCTGGTACCGGATGATCTGGTCACGTGTCATTCATCTACCCTCTCGTTCTGCCAAAGAGGGAATGGAGATTTATCCCCAGCGCGGCGAATGCGTGACTTGGCGTTCTTCTCAATCTGAATGAGCTTCTCGATATTCTGGCGGCGCTGCTTTTCTTCCCGGCGGAGATATTTGACGTTCTCCATGTAGCGAGACTCCTGGTCGCAGAGCGTCATCAAGAAGTCAAAAGGTTCGATCAACGTTTCGCACTTCCGGCAGCGTAGTGTTCTGTCCTTTTCGTTCACCGAAACAGTGGAGTGCAGACACATAACCTTCTGCCCTTCTCGCTGAATAACCAGCCCGTCCTGTAGGTCGTTGTTCTTCGTCGGGAACGCGACAACCTTGCCCAGTTCAATTTCGGTTTCTGTGCTCATGCTGCCTCCTGCTGTTTCAGTGCGCGAAGGTCTGCTCTGGCCTTGGCGCGGATGCCGTCCAGCTCTTCACGGGTGTATCGGTGGGTTTTGTTGTTGGATTCCAGCGCCAGCACGCGCTCTTCGCCGATCAGTTCGACCAAGGCGGCGCGGTACGCCTCGATGTTCCCGGATTTGTGGACGTTGCAGGCGGAGCATTGGAGCCAGATATTGTCCGGGTTAAAGCGAAGCTGTGGTGCGGCGGCCGTGGTGCGGTAATGCCCGGCATGCCAGGCAAACGCGGTCTTGGTTCCGCAGGAGATACAGCCGTGCCCGGCGGACAGCAGCATTTCACGCCGCCAGTCGTTGAACGCTCGCTGAGTCATCTGCACCCAGTGACGGATCGGCTTCAGCTCATTGCGACGTGCAGAGCGCCGTTGGCGACCTGCCTTCTCGGCTTCCTTCTGCTCCTTAATGCGCTTAGCAGCGGCTTTCACCTTCTCCTTTTGACGTTCTTCCATCGCGAGAATTGCGCCATGCTCCGGGCAGCACCAGCGGATCCGAATATCGTGGAATTTCGGCACGAAGTATTCACCGCACACTTTGCACTTACGGCGGGATGGTTTACGCATGGTTCCTCCGTGCCGCGAGACGCAGCCATTTCTGATCCACCAGGCGGGCGGTGTAGTCTTTCATTGTCGGGATGTCGGACGGCTTAACCACGGCCTTGCGCTTGCGGCGCGCCGGAACGCGGAAGATTTCGTTCGTGATGACGCGGGAAAGTGGGCTACTCATTGCGCTCACCCCAGCGTTTTGCCCATTCAATTTCAAGGCGTGATTTTTCGCTGAACTTGACGTTATGCTGAGTTCCGAACCAGTAGATAGCCTCAATGACTTCTACCATCTGGCGGACAGTCATCTTACTGGTGCGCTGGCCGAACATCACAACGCCACCATCAAGGCCGGGTGCCATACGCTGCTCTTGCTTTTTGGACTTGGCGACCATAGCGGTGATCAGGTCTTTCCAGTCATCAGAGTCGTACTTATTGCCAAACCACGTAACCTGGTCGGAGAGGTCTTTAAGAAGCGGCCACATTTTTTTGTTCTGATCGAGGGTGCGGGTCATCTCCTTGATGTCGAGAACTAACGGGCGCTTGGCGTCCACCGGAAGCTCCCGGATGAAGTTGATAGCGTTTTGCTTGATGGCGTCGTTGACGAGGTGGAATTGCTGCCTCATGCGCCACCTCCGGGAGGTAACGCAGAATGCAGAAAATCGCAGGTGCCGCTAAGCATCTGTGACAGGTGAAGAGTTTCAGATTGTGGTCGCATTTAAGTCCCCTTAAATGCGCAGAAGTCACCGGAGTTGTTCAGGCTCCGATGACTAAATTATGGCGGGTTGATTATTGGAAATCAATATACGGCTTTTGTTTGGTCTTGAATTCCATTCAGCTTACAATAAATTTCATATGGCTTTTCGCTAACTACTGTTTTGAACCCATCGACCAACGTTATTAGAGTGCCTTCTTCTTTTCCTAAGAATCTAGAAATGTTATCTCCGTTAATGTAAATATCCCGCTCAGACACCTGGATGAGGGATCCATGCTTATCTGACACCATCGTTGCCTTCAGTCTTATAATCACAAAAATCTCCTATTCTTGAATGATGTACTTTTTTCAGTCTTTCGCTTATTGAGTAGATTAATTTATCACTTTGCATAACACTTAACATCACCACGTCGAATGGGTTAGGCATTACGACCTCTGCATGCACTGAAAACAAAAGCAGATATTGCCAAATCCTGAATTGCTGTTATCGCAAGCATCCAGCCATAGATACTTTCATTGAAATGCCACGCCAGAGCTGAAATCACGGATTCACCTCCCGCCTAATTCCAGAATTAATGAAGTCGCGGTCGTTCATATCCCATACACTCACGCTGGCCGGGAGTTGCTCGGGGATGTTTTCACATCCGTAAAATATCCAGCATTCCCCCAGGGGCTGTGGAACAACTGCGCGATACGTAATATTTAGCTCTTTGATAACGTTCATCGCATGTTTGTGTCCGTCTTTGTGCATGTCAGCATAACTTACAATTATTTTTTTCATTTCACCTCCTGCGGTGCTGCTGCAAGCATGGCGCGATACATACCAGATATGAGCATTCCAGTTGAGGCAGCATTCGCACCGGCCTTAATCATATCTAAAGTCGGCTCAACTGGCGCCAGGGCGTAACCATCAGGAATCACCGGAGAGTTGCCATCCGCACCCTGAAGCATGGCGGCGCGGCGGTTCATACCATCCAATGCAATGCGCATAGCCTGAATCCCTGCCGAACCATCAGGGTAAATCCCGTAACGCTCGAATATGTCGATGTGGTTACGCATGAACGTAGGTGTAAGCTCTTTGTAGGCATGAGCAAGCGGAACAGAAACATCATCAGGCACAGATACCAGCGCCGGGGCAGTGTTTGTGCTCTTAAGGAAGTTAATACTCTTTAAAGTGTCATCCTCAAGCGTCGAACCGGTGTAGCCATTGGAGCAAGTTTCAGCGCGTTTATGGTGATACCTTAATGCAGCAATGCATTTTCTTATCCCGTCACAGCGCGTTTCCTCTAGCTCTTCTGGTATTGATTCCTCCGCTTCGAGCGCTCCCAAGGCCATTTTCATCGCCGCCAGCGCCATGGCCGCATCTTCGTTTACTGCGCCGGGCGTCGCATCTCGCTCCTCTTCAAGCTCCGCGATTGTCTTCAGGAGCCATTCTTTTGTAAGGGTAATCATGATGCTTCTCCTTCCTGATAATTCCCGTACCACCAACCATCAGCTCTCCTTTCCAGCTCGATGAATGTTTTTCCCAGTCCTGAAGGTATAACCGCATCTCCTAACTTCTTAGTTACTGAGAAAGTTCCCCCACTTACACCTGACATCTTTGCCCCCTTCTCATCGGGAGTTGGTTTTACTCTGATCTGCCTAGTATCCTCATCAATCTCAACAAAAATAAATCGATTGTTCTCCCGGATATCCACGCCGACATAGCACTGAACAGAGCCTGACTTTGAATATTTAACAGAGATACCAGCAGTATCACGCTTGCGACCTCTGCCACCAGTTACGATCGATACAAAAGCCATGTCACTCTCCTTTCCCGGCTGCGGCTGCAAGTTTCTCTTCAGTCTCTTTGAGTCTCTCAAGGCGAATAACCATGCCATGAATAACCACCGGAACCTGGTCATCAACGAGGTCGCAAGGTACTTTCAGAGCGCGTTTCCACTCGCGCATTAGGGCGTTGCGCTGTTCGGCAACAGCAACAATGGCTTCAAGTCGATTGATTCTGTTGTCTTTGGCTTCCAGCTCATCCAGCAGCGCCAGGACGGTGGCGGGGTTTGCTGCGGCGATAAGCTCTATCTTTGACTTGTGGACAGTGCAAAGTTGACGCCCTGTTTCAAACCATTCACTACCGTATTTCTGGATAACGCTATCCGCAGCTTCACGCAATGCGCGTTTGTCGATATTGTTCATGACTCCTCTCCTTTGCGAAGCTGGTCGGCAAAGTCACCGCAGATTGTTGCTGCTGCATCAAGACCAACTTGTTCGTCCTGATAGCAATTAACAATTGCGTTGCTAATTTTCAGGCAAACTTCATCTACCGCACCTGCCCGCACTTCAGCCAGGAAAGCGTCGGTGGCCTGTGTTTCGCAGTCGAGCACATACTGGAATTCATGAAGCGTCTGACCATCGATAAAATCCCTGATCGCCGGGTCGATCAGTTTATTGAACTTTGCGTAAACGGCGCACGCTTCACCGAGAAGCTCGCGGCCCTTTGACTTCAGCCCCGCATTCTCCGCAGCCAGCGCCGAGAATGTGGTTTCTACTACGTTAAGCAGAGCCGTAACTTCTTCTGGCGACATGTGCTCACCACATTCGGCATTCACCCTGGCGTTTTTAATCAGATCTTCGTATTTGTTGCTCATGCCCCTACCCTCCCCCAAACCATCAATACCCGCTTCATCGCCGCGCTGTTCCGGCACTCCTGGCAGATCACGTTCGTCTCTGTACGCTGCACCAGCTTCGAATTTCCCTTCGGCATAGCCGGGATTGTTTCTGGTGCGTATTTCATGCCGTAATCGGTCAGCCGATAAAGCCGCTGGCCGTGCTTGCCTTCGAACTCGATCAGGCCGTCTGCAAACAACGTGCTTAGCGGGCCGGAAATCTTTTTGGTGGTCATGCCGATCATGCTGGCAATACGCCCACTGTTCAGGCCCGGGTTATTACGCAGGGCTGCAAGAATCTGCCCACGAATTGTTATGGTCATCAGAACCCCCCTTTCTTTTTCGGCTGCTGCTCACGCCCGCGGCGTTCTGCGGCGGCGGACTGCTGGTCTGTGTCGTAAATTGCACCGTTGATCTGATTGCAATAAACCGTACCGGTACTGCCGTGGCGGTTGAGTCGCAGGATTAACTCGGTTTCTCCAGGCGGCACGCTGTCATCGAAAGCACCTTCCCGGTGGATGCCAACCCAGTAGTCGCAGTCCTGCTCAATCTGTCCTGTGTCGCGGGAATCGCTCGGCAACGGGCGTTTATTCACTCGCTTCTCCAGTTCGCGGTTGAGCTGGGTCAGCAGCACGACGACGCAGCCAAGCTCTTTGGCGAGGTTCTTCAGACCTTTGGTGATCATCCCGTAGGCCAGGTCATTACGGTCGGCTTTTTCAGCGGTCATCAACGTCAGGTAGTCAACCAGAATCATTCCTACGCAGCCCTTCTCGCGCTTGATTCGGCGGCTTTCGCTAACGATGTGCGCCAGTGACAGGCCAGGAGTATCGTCGATGTACAGCATGTCGATTTCACTCAATCGCCCGGCTGTGGCGATCGCCTTCTTAAAGTCGCCGTCGTAATCGCCCTGGTACTGGTCATCGGCGTCATCCGTGGCTGGCATGTAAAAAATGCTCGGGTTTACGCCGGACTTCTGCCCAACAAGCTTTTCAAGGATCTGGTCTCCAGGCATTTCAAGGCTGAACATCAGGGCTGGCTTTTTCTCACGAACCGCGCAGTTGATCGCCATCTGCCCGTACAGGGTTGTCTTGCCCATCTTTGGCCTTGCGCCAATCACGAACAGAGAGCCTTTAACCAGACCTTTCGGCGCCAGCAGCCGGTCGAGTGACGGGATACCGGTACTCATGCCGCGCTGTTCGCCTGAAGGGTCAAATCGCTTCTCCAGATCCGCTACCCAGTCATCCATAACCTCGCCGAACGACCGCAACCCACGGCGGCTGCCGGTTTTTGAATGGTCTGCGAGCTGGGTGAAAATACCCTGAATGGCCTCGTACTTCTGCGTAGCGCTCATGCCGTTTCGGGAATACAGCAGCTCAGTAGCTTCGGTCAGGCGGTTGATACCGTAGCGCTCCATTGCGGCTTCCCTGACTGACGCAGCGTATGCCACGATGTTTGCAGCGCTTGGAGTGTTCTTGGCGATCTCCGCCAGGTAAGCAAAGCCACCTACCTGCTCCGCAAGGCCTTTGCCCTCAAGGGCGTCGAACAATGTCAGACCATCGACTGGCTTGTTGTCGCGGAACATCTGGCGCATCTCGGCAAAGATCAGCTGGTGAGGTCGACTGTAGAACGACTCAGGCTTGAGCATCGCCAGAACCTTCTGGACTCGCTCGCTGTTGTCATCATCCAGCAGCAGGCCACCGATAACGCTCTGCTCTGCTTCGAGGTTTTGTGGTACAGCAATGAATTCAGCGGTCATCACGATCCCCCTCGCGCACTTCGATGTAGAGCTTTTCGGTCAGGAACTTATCGAATTTCATGCGGCGCCAGGTCTTCCCGGATTTCTGGTCTGGTCTGTCTTCAAGCATCCAGCGGCAGTTCTGAGCGATGTAGCGCAGATAACTTCTGAAACCGTCCATATCCATCGGCTTGCCGTCCAGGTTGCGGGCAATCTTGTTAGCCTTACCCCAGAAGGTGCGGATGAGATTGCGTCGCTCATCAGTTAGGCATCTCCATCCCCGAGCTTCAGGCAGTTCGTCTTTCAGGCATTGCCATACTTCATCGCATGACAAACGGGACTTTTTCTCTTCAGCGGGTTTCTGGTCATTTGCGACATACTTACTACCGTTAGGTAGTAAGTTATTTAATATATTGTTATCTGTGGACACTGGCTGGACATCGGCTGGACACACATCCTCCACAGGCATTGGTACTACTGCGTTTGCGCTGGACACTGGCTGGACATCGGCTGGACAAAAATTTGACTGATATTCGTCATATTTGACCACTTTTAGAACAGTAAAACGGTTGTTTGATTTGGTGGTGATCATGCCCAGATTCTGGAATTTACGGAGCAGTGATTTAACGCGATCAGCGGTCAAACCCGTTTCCATTGCCAGCGTGTTTCGCCCGGTAATGAACTCTCCGCGTTCGCAGATCACATCGCCGACATCAGTCGATACCAGTGTCTGTTCGTGATTAGCGCGCAGGAGCAGGTGAACCCATAAATGAGCCGCCTCAGCGTCCTTGTAGAACGGCACATCCATAATTTTACGGTGCAGCAAGGCAAACCCCTTACCGTCATTCGTGCGCGGTTTCTGGAGCCTTCTGGCCTCTCTGGCTTCGGCTAAATTAGATACGTTACCCACGGCCACTCTCCTTACGTTTCAGTTCTTCAAGAATGGCGCGCATCTTCTCTGCCACAATCGGGTTAACCGAGCGGATGAAGCGGTCGCGGGTTATGTTTTTATGTACAGCGGTATGGTAATAGCGTGGATTTTTTGCCATTATTCCTCCTGCAATGAGTGCACACGATTTGCATTTGAAGGCCAGTTCTGTTGACGCAGACTGGCTTTCGCCGTTTTTGATACTTCCCATCACATAACCCCCAACATCGAAGTGACCATGGCCATCAGCGGCGCGGTCAGGTCCGGGTCGACACGGAACATCTCTACAATCCCCTCACTGAGTTCCTTGAGCTTCTGGTGACGCGGGGCGTTCATAGCAACGGCCACTTTCGCCTCGCTCGTTTCCTTCTCAAGTCGAGCTAAGCGGGACATGAAACTGTCTTCTGGAAGAAGGCGGTGGCGGTACTCCAGAGGCAGGACAGCCATGATTGCGGGTGTCAGCTGGCGCACGTTCTCGCGGTACTGTTCTGAGTCGAAACGGTTGTCCAGAAAGCGGAACAGCTTCTGGCGCGCCCGGCTAATATCTTCCGGAAAGCTGATGGCGGTGCCGCCCTGCTCCCGGTATTCGTTGATGATCAGCGCCGAAACGACGTCCTGATTGTCCAGCGCCGACGACCATGCCCGGACAGCATCGCGGATCTTTTCGTGGTCTGGCGCCGCTTTAGCTTGAGCGCGGTTTATCATCGCTCCCGGGTGTATTCCGGTATTGTGTTGATACGCAAGTGAATGCATTGCTTTCCCTTTCGTGGTTAGGGCCGCCTTTAAGCGGCATGGTTGTCAGGGTGTGGAAAGATGGACGGCAGGTCCGGGCGGAATTCGTGAGCCTGGATTTCACCACCAACCGCTTTCACCAGTTCAGGAACGTGAACCGGGGAGATGCGTTTCTTTCCGTTAAGCCAGTCACAGATAGTGGACTGGGCTTTGCCGCAACGTTTTGCCAGTTCTTTCTGGCTGCCAGCGATGGCGATCGCTTTCTCTACTGCGGAGTTCTTCTCTACTGTTGGGGTCTTCATAATCACCTCAGCTATCAGTTTAAAGCGATTATGATTATCACTTTAGCGAATGTCAATCGCATAGGCGATTTTTTGCCAAATAATCGCTTGAGCGATAGAGTTAAAGGAGTCATTAACAGAGGTGAATATGGGATTCTCGGAGCGCTTAGCGCAGGCAATGGAAAACGCTGGATATACACAGGGTCGATTAGCTAAAGAGGTCGACATGGCTCAGTCCAGTGTAAATAAGTTACTAAAGAATGCTAAAGGCTCTCGAAAAACCGTTGAGATTGCCTCTGTGCTTGGCGTTCGCCCTGAATGGCTTTCTACTGGTGAGGGGGAAATGGCTGCCGGTGGCGCCCGTGAGCCAACTGCGCTATACCAGGTTAAGCCTTCACTGAATGGGATTTATCGCGTGGATGTACTCGACGTTAAAGCCAGTGCTGGGCCAGGCACACTGGTAACCAGCGATTTCATTGAAACTATTCGTGCCATCGAATACACAACTGAACAGGCGCGCGCTTTATTTGGCAACCGGCCAGCTACCCACGTTAAAGTCATTACCGTCAATGGCGACAGTATGGATGGGACGATTTCGCCAGGCGATCAGATCTTCGTTGATACCGGCGTTACACATTTTGACGGTGACGGGGTTTATGTCTTTGTCTTCGGCAAAACCCTCCATGTTAAGCGTCTTCAGATGCAGCGAGACAGGCTGGCAGTAATATCCGATAACCCGATTTACGAAAAATGGTACGTCGAGCCTGAAGATGAGGACGCGTTCTACGTCATGGCTAAAGTACTGCTGAGACAGTCAGTCGATTATAAAAGATTCGCATAACAAAATTTACACAGTAATTACTCTGGGATGGGAAGATGAAAAAATTAGCAGCTGTAGTTATCGCCTCTGCATTGCTCAGCGCGTGTGCGCAACCACCTTATGCCCGTATTGCTTCTGATTACGATCAGAAGATGGCTGAGGCTAAAAAACATGATGCCGAGTTTGCCGAGAAGGTGAGAAATATCAATCTTGAAACAGCCGATGTCGGTGAAAAGCCAAAGAACTATAAAGAGCTGGTTCAGGCAACAATCAAGGATGCCTTAAAGGATCCTGATTCCGCGAAATTCAGCGACTTCTCTCCACTCCGCAAAGAGGTTATGGTTGAGAACAGGAACTTTGTTTACGGTTACTCGACGTGTGTTTTCGTGAACGCAAAAAATTCTTATGGCGGATACACAGGTAAGCAACTTTACTGGGCCTTTATCCGCAACGGACAGGTTCTTAGGTTTAAGAATACCAATGACGAGTACGGAGACTTGATCTTCGTAGGCAGAAAAGTTAACTGCAACTGATTAACCAACCGGCGAAAGCCGGTTTTTTTATACCTCCATCTACTACCTTCAATTCTCTCCAATCAAACCGCCTTCAACATCACTTTTTTCTATTTCGTTTAAAAAAAATATCGCTTTAACATTCAATGAATTATCACTTTAACGATGATAAATATCGTTTTGGCGATTGACTGAAATAATCGCTTTAGCTATTGTTAGCCCATCGAAACGAAACATCGACAGCTGAGCGAAGTTAGCCAGCGGCGAAGTGGAGTTAGAGGACCGCTTAGAGCCGCCACTTGAATTTCAGCAGGTGCCGGGGAGTGCGAGGGGTGTAACGGGCAATGGAGAGCCGGTGTGACCAGCTGAAATTTGAATAAGAAAATTAGAGGAGAAACTCAAATGAAGCACTAAAGCGGACAGACCGCGCAATCAAGCCGCAGTCGTGATGTGGCCCCGAGTCTCTATGAGAGCCAGACGCAGGTCCGAACTGCGACATACCGCTGGTCAGGGTTAATCGAGGAAAAGGGTATGCCGGTAAAGCAGCGCGAACGCCAGACGCGCACCGGTTATGAGCGGCGATGAGCGACAGAGACTCAAGGGCATGAGCGCGGCCACTGCGAGAGTGTGGCGAAGTGCTTTGGGGTGAAGCGGCGTGGGAAATCGGTGACACGCACAGCGTCTACGTGAGCGCATCGTATTTCACGATTGGGCAGGCAGGTGGCCCAGAGAGTTCGGTTTCGTCCGACCTTGAACACATCGCCGGGGTAACGTCCGGCCTTCACCACCAAAGCATTTCTCCCGCATCAGCGGGTAACGACAGAGGGTAAGACGATGGATTTTAAGAAAGGAGATGTTGTTACGTGGTCAAGCCAGGCCGCGGGCAGCTGGAAGACGAAAACTGGTGTGATTACGGAAGTGTGGGAATACAAAAAACAAACGCGTTACACCGTAAAAGTTGATCCGAAGGAAGGGTCGACGGCGAAACCAAAGTTTTACTACCCACGCACATCAGCACTACAGAAAGTGTCATGACCCGCTTCGGCGGGTTTTTCATACCTCAGTCGCTTCACCGAGGCGGCTTAGTTATGACAACCGGCGGCCATCCACCGCCCATTAGCGCAGAAGTCTTGTATTAACCGTTCCGTTCGCCGCGATAAGGCCAAGAGGATTTATGAGCAACAAAACTGGCGGTACAGCGTTTCCACAATCAGGCGTATGCACTCCTGAAATTAACTCATGGGATAGCGAAGATTTTGGAGGGCGAGGTTTAACCGTGCGCGACTACTTCGCGGCTAAGGCTATGGCCGCCATTGTGCGCAGATGGGACGGGCATTCCTTTGGTGGCGGCCCGCAATCACCACAATACAAAGAATTAGCCGAAGATGCGTATTACATTGCCGACGCAATGCTCCGCGCCAGGGAGGCATCATGACAGTCACCCACAACGGCAAGCAGTACACCGCCAAAAAGCTCAACGATAACGAGTGGCAACTGACGTCGCTATCGGCACCGCGGGAAAAACTGGTGCTGAACCGTTGGCAGATGCATATCGCTGGCCTCCTGGAACAGGTTGAGGTGAAGGTATGATTGGAATGCACTACGGCACCGCATCAGTGCCACGTAGCGAGGTTTTACCGGGCACAATGCTGCAACACCACGGCAAAACTTATCGAGCCTCTGCGAACGTTGAGAAAGGCCTATACGCCTTCAACATCTTCGAAAAAACCATCATCAAAAGTGATTCCGTCGTTGTGCTGCTGAATGAGCGCGGCGAGCCAATGGTTCACTGATACCAACCACCCTGTTCAACCGATCGGCCTGGCTCAATGCGGGCGTGATCTGCACATCCAAATTTCAGGAGTTCAGCCATGAACGCATACCTCACTTACGATCGCATCGAAGATCGGCGCTGGGTTGAGCAGCAGCTCGACGACGAGAAAGAGAAGTGGATCGACGACCGGGCACAGCAAATCATCGACATGATGCCAAAAGAGCCGTCCGGCCTCTTCCACTTCTCGGTCCCGATTGACTCCAGCCCATACGAAGGACTTCGCAGCGATAAAGCTGGCGAGGCCTACAACGATTTCATTTCGGCAGTTGCTTACGCCCAGGCGGAATACGACTGG